CCACGAACAAGCCTTCTGTAGAAGTGAGGAACCTAGCTCTATAATCGGAACGAAAAGCTTCGGAAGTGTAATATAAAGCTTCAAATATTTGGGCTTGCTTGTGCTCGTTGTAGAGCAATTCGGAAGAATGAAGGAGACGAAAATGACGCATATAAGACGATTGATGCGCCGACGAAAGGTACGAAGCCCCGATCGAATGGGAAATATTGCTGTTGTAACCGATGGACGAAAGAAACTCGACGACGTGCAATCTATGTAGAGCATCACCACACCAAGCGTTCTTAGTTAATTGCGGGGTGATCGAAGATTGACAAACATGATAGGAAATAGTCTTTTGCTTGATCAATTTCTGACACGAAGGACAATTTATTTTAGACATTTTACCAAATAACGACACTATGTGTGAGTTACTGGTGTACACTAATCATGTTCGGATTCGCCTTTTTCCAAATATTTCCGGCCTGCCTGTCGAAATATTGTATCAGAGGTCCGGTGGAGGTTTTATATATGTTATCGTAGGTGACGAAACACACCGAATCATAAAACTGTTCCTCCCCGATATGGGAGAAACTTTTTATGACGTTATACATCGCCAACATTTCCTCATAGTTGGAACCCTGTTTTTCGTACATTTGTACGTTAGCCGCGAGATATGAACCGAAAAAGAAATTATCTTCGAAATGTTTCACGAAGTCTCTAAGAGACTGTTGGTATAAACAGAAATGCGAATAGGAAGTGAAATGATGAGAAAGGAGTTTGTGCAACTTTCTGGGTATGGAGTCGACGAAAAGGTCGTTCACTATTACGAAACCACAGAATTCTGCCTCATCGGAGATTTCAACTTTCATCCTCAGACAGGTAAACTGAGAAACCTCGGCATACCTTTCTCTATCAAGGAACAAATTGCACTGTCTCTTGAAACCATCGTCGCCTTTCATGGCCAGCATGAAAGGGCCTTCGCCTCTCAAGAAGTAATTGGAGAGACAACCGGAAATGATGGTGTTCATCAAAAGAGTCATGGGTTCGCCCGATGTCTTTTCGTACCTGGAGGTTCCAGCCACCGATTCTCCGATTATTTTGTAATTCGTCCTGAAGGCGTAGTAATGCTCTATGAACTCCGAAGAGAAGCCTAATCTATCCATAAACACTCTTTCTATGTGTTGAGTGAACAGGTCTTGCTGCGAGTCAAACATCGTGAAGTCCGTGATCCCATTTTTTGAGACCTTTGGCAAGGTAGTCATCAAAGAGATGACTTTCTCCTTCATGTCTTCGACAGACATGCGATTATCATACACGACATTCTGTTTAGTACACTTACACAAGAGATAGTTAGCCAGCCTAGCACCTATACCAAACATCACCTGAGAATCTTTAGACCATGCCGATATCCCCTGACCAGGTTTTTGCGGATCGGCTATAGAGGAGATTTTTGGCTTAAATATGTCCTTCAAATGAAATCTGATCGTCTTGGCATCGAAATTGTCGAACCCCTTGAAAGAATTTTCGTACTTCTTTTGAGCAGCTGAGGTGACGAACTCGCCAGAGACGACAGCGATGTCTTCTTCGTTGATACAGACATCACCCATGCACTCGGCAAAGAAAGAATCTACAATCTTTTCTGCGAGAATTTCAGCGTTTCTATCAAAAGGTCTGAGTGCTTTAGGCTTCTTGTTGAAATACCTAGCCCCCATAACTTGCAAAAGTTGGGGTAGAGACTTCTTGTTAAAAACATTACCTGTCCCGGGCATTATCTGAAAGAATTTTGAAAGGGTGTTCTTTGGCCTATGTTTGACGGACAGCGGATTTAGGAAATCAGGAGAAACCACACCGGTGTAATAATCATCCTCCACCTCCGTAGAACCCACATTATTGTGATAATCTATTAACTCTTCACTAGCGACCGAGGGCATCAATTCTTTCGCCAAAAGATGAGAGTCTTTGGGAGCTTGCTCTATGGGTTGTTTCAGGATAGTCTCCAAGGCAGGTTTTAGCTTCGTAAGAAGTATGGGCATTGCAGGGAGGTAATGCGTCATGTATTCTATGTACTCGGGCCCTCCTGAGAAACCAGCGTGAACAGCGTTTACGTAATATTCGTAGGAAGGTAGAAGAAGAGTGTGATTAGGATCGTAGGAATAGAAAGGATAATTTATCGAAAATCTAAAATTCTTTAGTCTCATCAGTAGAACCAGCAAGATAACATAGGGTCTAGAAAGGACATCACAAAAGTGCATATTACCCAATGGCCACATTAATGGCATCAAAATTACTGCAGAAGAGAAAATAATCGCTAATCTCTTGGAGTATCTGAAACTTTCCAAGGAAAATATTCTAACCAAATAGAGCATTTTTGCTGCGAAGTAGGGGAGCACAAGGAAACCAGAAATGCTAGCAGACGAAAGAATGGCTGGGATGAACGGAACACAATAGTGGAGCAATTTCGTGTGCCCAAAGAAGAAAAAGGAGCAAGCAAGATGAAAGAAAAGAACGTGCACGTCAGAATTTGGGCCTAGCCCGGCGACAACTACGTAAGCTGTCTTCAACATTAAGAGGCGACAAGTAACGAAAACTATCTTCAAAACCGCTTCCGAGAAAACGGTTCTGCCAGTGAGAGCAGAGGCGAAGTCGAAACTGACGTAAAGGAGGAAGTAAAACCAGAAAACACGAGAGAAGAAAGTGAGGCGGAAAGTAGAAAAGACCGAGTAGAATAAGTTTAATCTATCTCTAGAAAAGAAAGCCACCTCGGCAACCGAATTAGCCGCTTTCTCCGGGAGAGCGCTGGTGACAAAAACGGTTTTTATGAACTGTTCGGTTTCCTTTGCTTTGAAATCGAGAGGGGCCGTGTTAGGAAGTTGATCGTGTTTAACGGTACACTCTGTAGGCACTTCACCATTAAGATGATTCGTTGTCAACCAGGCCAGAGCTTTTTGCGAACCGTCATGCTTTACCACCAGCGCTTTTCTATGTCTGGACAAAGCGACGGCACTAAGGTTAGGACCGGACGTGTCCTCACCCGTGTCGGTATCCACGAACAACATAGCGTAATCTACGGTAGAGCCCTGATATTTTCTGACCGTAGAGTCGGTGTCTAAAGAATACCTCGGCAGAGAAGCGTAGGAGAAAGTGAATTTGTTGAAAGGCTTGTCTTTGAGATCTTCTGGCAATAGTTCGTTAGGGCCCAAAACGTAAATCGATTTCTTTATGTCAGACATTGCTTCCATTTCGTACGAGAACACCTCGTTCAACAAGGCAACAGTGTCGACGGGATTTCTGAAGTTTCTCATCAAGGTATGCCTTGGTAAATCCTCTATTTCTAGGACATCGCCAATATAGGTTCCCTCTTCGGTCCTGACCCTGGATTGCTTCGTGTCACCGACTATAAAGATGTCTTCCGCTTTATTCACAGCTATAACCATTTTTATGTATTCCATGGGAAGCGAGGTAAACTCATCTATAAATATCGTTGAAACTCCTCTACTTTCGAGGCCCCTATGGACGGTTGCGAAATGAAGGTCGTACCTTTCTCCCCAGTTGTCCACGAGACCACGGTAATCGGACATTAACTTAGTGAAAGGAGCGTAGATCAGATCGAATTGAGTGGCTAGCTGCTTGATTATGTAAGACTTGCCGCAGCCAGGGCCACCGAGAATGTAGTGAAATCGAGCCGTGTGTTCGAAAGAAGTTTTGGGCATCGCCTGCTTTGCCCTTTTCTTCACTTCCCTTAGACCGGGGGGATCTTTGTCATCGTCGGCCAATTTAGCTTCCATGACCTTCACGTCGTTGTCGGACATCGATATAGTAACGGAATGGTTCTTGTGTTCGCACTTGATCACCTGGGAGCCTAGCTTCCCATCCAACCTTTGGCAAATAGGGCAGGAGAAAAACTTCTCCTCATAAACTTCGTCGAGCCTTAACTCGTACTCTATCGCCGTGGGGTTTGACACAATTATCTGTTCCCTTTGTTTTAAATGATTATTTGGGAAAAGAACAAGTTTACCAGCTAATTCGTTCCGTTTTATGTGAGAGAAAATCGCAGAAAAAGGGATGGAAACGGCACCGCCCAGCGTCGACCACAAAGAGACGGTTTTTGTAAAAGAACTGTGAAGAGGGGAAACGAGGTCGGTTCTATCTACTGTCATTTTCGCTACAAGATACACCGCCAGTGAGAACGCATGAAAATCACGCGTTTTGATGTGCCAGGGCGCTAAAAGTTCTTTGCTAATCAGAGATACTCCCCCTGCTCTTCTTCTCACAAAAGTCATAGTGTTGTGTAGTGTGAGAGATTTAGGATCTATGGATAAGCAGTAGTTCAGAGCCTCGAAGTATTCGGAAGAGAAAACGGAAAAATAGGATAATCTACTCACTCTACCTTCTAAATCGGTTGATGCCAAGACGTCTAAGATACGGACAAATTGTTTATGCTCCGGTAAAGCGAGTGTGCGCGATATTGTTTCTCCCGATTCTACGACTTTTGTGATCTTAAAAGCCGACATGGGTCCCACGAAGGACACCAATTCGGTTATGAGAGCAAACTCAGAAAACCTCATAACGGGAGACCTGAGCAGAGTTGACCAAGCGCGTTCATCGTGACAGTACCCATTGGTATAAGAGAAGTTGAGATGGGCTTTCGATCCCTCTCTCGTGATCCTGTAATTGGCGTTCTGGGGTAAATCGGGAAAAATTAACTCCAAAGGCAAAAGGCCGTAACCGACCGCGAAATTGGCTTTCGTTACCTTGAACAACTCTTTATAGTCCACTTCCCGTAGATTATAGAAGCTGTCTTCTAGGAGTAATTGCTCGTACTTGGGGCACAAACCCAATTTCAATTTGTCGGGAATCTTCATGAGAGTTTTGTAATCCTCTAGCATCTTCTTGAAACTGTCATAACGAACCTGATTACAGCTTTCGCCACTCCTTTGAGTAAGTTTCGAGCCATGTCCCGCTTTCTTCGCTAAGTTTTCCACAAAGGACTGAAGGAACCACCTGACCAATCTGTCGTAATCCTTTGCTTCGCCACCGTGAAAATGGTAATCGATGTAGGGATTGGCTCCGTATTTCGTGAATTCTTGGGAAGTCGAGCCAACGGCCAGGGTCGGTATTTTTGTCCGGTTGATTTTAAAACACGTCTCGTAAATCTGCCTCGTGAGCTCTCTAAAAGCGGCTACGACAGCGTGATCTGAGGCGACGGGTTTTATGTTTTTGAAGATCACAGGAACCGAGATTTCCGACTCTATTATTTTCCTCTGTCTGGGAGTAACCGCTGTGTTAACCACGAGGCTGTTCTTCACAGATTCCCGAAAAATCTCGCCCGCGTATGGGGTTCCCAGCGTAGCGGCATTAACGGAGGCCGCGACGTCTATCGTAGTTTGAGGATTACCGACTAAAACCGAAGTGTCTAGAGTGCCCGCGAAAGTAGGATTGATGGTAGTGTAAACGTGACCAGCACGCAACATTAGGTCTTTCGAACGTAGGAAAGAAGAATAGTTTTGATGATTGATCAGAAGATAATCGAAAGTCTTCCGGGGTATTTGCGGGCCGTATGCCCAGGGAATGTAATGAGTGTCAAATGATGTAGAGAAAAACCTCGTCCAGCAATACTTGGCGTGAGAAGCCATGGCGGATATTTTCCTCGCCTTCTTTCGAGAGAAGGTTCTTGTCCTTTGCTTTAGACGTTTTTCCCTCATCTTCGCCCTATGCCTCACCTCCAATCTCTGGATATCCAAAGGGAGAAAGACAAAAACATTAAACATAAAATAAGAATAGAGAAAGATTTCTCTATAAGTTGAGTGACCAGTTAGAAATGTTATCGAGAAATAGCCTACCGAAATTATATAACCAATGACAAATAGAGAGGGGAGAGAAAGAGGTTTTGTGCGTGGATTAGTCATGACAAAAGGAGTATTAGTTGCGAGTCA